CCGGTGCCCCGGCCCGTGCCGTGACCGCCTGGTCCCGGACTCCCTGTACTGCTGCCTGGATGACTGGGCGCTCCTCCCCGAGCGGGCGCGGCACCTGATCAGCCGGACGGCCAGGCTGTCCCCGCTGGCGGCCGACCGGCGCGCGGCCATCGAGCTGGCGTCCCGGTGCTGGAAACTGGGCCTGACCAGCGAGAACACGAAATATCGGCCCCGGGTTTGACACCTTGCAGTCGGCACGGTAAGGTTTCAACCAACAGGAAGGAGGGCCGCAGATGCGGACCCGAGTCAAGGTGACGGACCTGAACCTCCGTCAGTGGGACTACCTCACCACGAACGTTCCGGTGGACGGCCGGGAGTTCCTTCCGGGCCTGCCCCGGGTGTGCGCGGTGTTCGAGCTGGCGCCGGAAATCTCCGAGCTTCACATCGAGATGGACGCGGCCGAGCTGGCCGGGCTCCTCGTGGTGCTGGAGGGCATCCGGAACGAGCCGGACCCGGCCCTGGTCGCCCAGGCCGCGCTCACCCCCGACGCGCTCCCGGACTGACACGTGACTGTCAACGTCCTGGGGCTGGACCTCTCGATGACCGGGACCGGCGTGGCGTTCACCACGGCGGACGGCACGGTGGCCACCACGCTGGTGAAGACCGCCGAGAGGGACGGGGACGGCCGCCTGGTCCAGATCCGGAACACGATCCTGGAGCTGGCGCCGGGCGCCACGTTCGCGCTGATCGAGGCGCCCACGGCGCGCTCGTTCAGCTCGGTGATCTCCGGCATGGTCCACGGCGTGGTCCGGGAGGCGCTGGTGGAGCTGGAGATCCCGTACGGGACCGTCCTGCCCGCCACGCTCAAGAAGTACGCCACCGGCAAGGGCACCGGGGACAAGACCCCGATGGCCATGGAGGCGTACAAGCGGGCCGGGGCCGAGTTCCCGGACGACAACCAGTGTGACGCCTGGTGGTTGTGGCAGATGGCCTGCGACCACAAGGGGGAGCCGGTGATCCACCTCCCCCAGCTCAACAGGGAAAGCCTGACCAAGATCAAACACGAGTGGAAGCCGAGGCCCAAGAAATGAGCCTGGAAGCCCGCAAGGACAAGATCCGCCGGGACATCGCGCGCCAGGAGCGGTACCTGGAAAGCCTGGAGGCCATGCCGGAGTTCGAGGAGCTGAAAGACGGTTCGGTCGTCGCTATGACGGTCAGCTACGGCGCCTCCAGCCCGTACCCGGTCATCGCCTACAAGGGCGGGGACGCCTGGTACCTGACCGGCGCCAAGAGCCCGAACGGCATCACCTCGGCCGACCTGGCCGAGTGGCTGGTGAGCCAGGGTCGGCACCTCCGGTCCGCCGTGGTCATCGCGGAGTTCACCGTGGAGCGCGTCCCGGCGTTCGACATCGGGGAGGCCATGGCGGCGGCCATGCGCGAGTTCCCGGGCCGCCGGGGCTTCCTGGTGGACACCTACGACGAGTCCAGCGGTCGGGGGCTGTGATCGTGAAAACCCAGGTCGTCCTCCCGTTCAGCCGGGAGACCAAGGGCACGGTGGTCTACGCCGTGAACAACCTCAAGTCGATGGCCGTGGGCCAGGTCTACGTCAACAAGGAGCACCTGGAGAAGGTGGACGGGGGCTGGCCCAGCCAGATCACGCTCACCATCGAGCCGGGCGACACCACGGGGAGCGAGCAAGCATGACCACGACCACCGAGGCGGGCCGGGTTGAGGACTACCTGGCCCGCTCCGGCGGGCGCCTCGCGTGTCCGCACCCCGTCCACCGGTTCGCCAGCCCGCGTAAGGCACCGTCCCGGCTCATCCTCCCCGAGTGCGCCGGGCGGCCCGCCTGGCTGGCCGCGCGCCGGGAGGGCCTGGGCGGGTCCGAGGTCGGCGCGCTCATCGGCGTGAACGAGCACGAGACCGCCATGTCCCTCTGGCAGAAGAAGAACCGGACCGAGCCGGACGTGGAGCTGACCGGCGCCCCGATCGAGTGGGGCCACCGGCTGGAGGACGTGGTGGCCCAGAAGACCGCCGAGGAGATCGGCATGGTCTCGCGGTTCGGCGGGGGCCTCTGGGCCATGACCGACAAGCCGCACATCCGCGTGACGCCGGACCGCTTCGCGTGCAAGCCGAGGAGCTGGAAGGCCGAGGCCGTCATCGAGTGCAAGACCGCCGGTGATGACGAGCACTGGGAGAGCGGCACCATCCGCCCTGGCGGCCACGGGACCGGCTCGGCGCCGCTCAGCTACCAGGCCCAGATCCAGTGGCAGATGGGCATTCTGGGGCTCCCCGTG